TAATGCCACCGTAGGTTCCGGACGAAGGCGCATCAGGAACAGCCGCCCCAAGCCCGGTGATGTTTTTCAGAATGTTATCGCAAGGCTCTTTATCCTTGCTTCTGTAAGTTACCCTACAGCTCAGACTATCTCTTCCCTTTCGGGTCGCGCGCTCGTGGGCCTTTACCGTCCGTTCTGGACTCCATGACCTAGTCGTTACACCTTCATTGCATTCCTGCAATGCTTGGCTCGGTATTGCCCATGCTGCCAGCATTAGGGGTTCCACCGAATTCACGCGATTTTCCATTTCATCAGTGAACTAATGAATGGGGGCAATTTTGTCTACCCGAGTTACCAGTTCCGTCTAGATAAATATCCGACCCAATACGGTTAGCCAGTTGAGCCTCGGCTACGTTCATACGGCCATCAAGCAAATCAATTATGGCTTCCTTGCCCGAATTTTGAATCATCTCCAGACCGCTGATAGAAACAGCAGCAGCGTACTGAGTGATCGAAAACTGAGCAGCAGAAATCGGGCTATTTTGACTCACGTTCAACACTTCATAGCCACTATAGCTATTAGTGTTGTTAGTTGTGGCATCCGAGTACATAATTTCCTGGCAAAGTTGTTACGAGCCACAACGCTCGGCATGGTCATTTCTGCCATGCTCTTGGACTTAAATTACTTCAAGTTATATCCAAGTTCAGACTATCGCTTCACCCTTTCGGGTGTTCTCTCGCTTAGTCGTTCAGGCTGCTTTCGCTTGCCCCTTGTTGTCCCCTTCGGGAGTTCCAAGTCAATCAGAGAGAATTCTCACATCTGCGTTTCAATGCAGAGTGACCCCAACATTAAGGATGACGTTACCACCGGAGAATGTTTTCACATTTCCGCGTTCCTTCAGCCTGCGCAGAAGCGCATTATTATTTGTTACGTTATCGGCCAGTTCACCGCTGCGACTTTGAATGTTGGTCGCAATGATGTCACTGATCGAGCTATTGGCGAAAGCCATTTTTAAGCTCCTTGAAAGGTTTTAAAGTCGCTCGCTCATGGAGTCAAACTGCTCTGCAAGAAGCGAACGTCTATCTTGTGCTTTGGTAGCCGTTATGGTTCCGGGTGCGGAACCCCTCACGCTGACCGCTGCCGCCCTTGCCGACTTAGCAGCCTTATTCGCTGCTGCTCTTTTCTGCGCGTCAACCTCGGCTTGTTTGCTTTGTTGAATCGTCTCGAAAAGGTTCGGGTCTAAGCGTACTGCTTTATCGTATGCATCTTGAAGATCGGTTGCCACCCCGCTCTGTAGGAGTTGGATCATGACCGGACGGGCTTCTTCAAAATGTTCTGCCTTCTGGGAAAACTGGTTGATTTCCCCAAGTAAGGCCGAATTCTGTGCTTGCTCTTGCTGCTGTTTCCAGTTATTTACCTCGCCACGAACCGAGTTTAATTCGTTTTGAAGCGCATAAACCGTTGGATCAACAGCAACTTGTTGTGGCAAACCCTGTCCTAGATTTACACCATATTGTTGTGCAAGTCTACCAAATAGTTGCAATTTCTGCTCTGGTGTGCTGTATCGGAGCGCGTGATCGGCCTCCAATAGAGCTTTAACGGCTTTTGGCGCGTCAATCCCCAGACCTTGAATCGTCTGCATATACGGCTGCACAACTTCGTTTATTTCGTCAGCAAACTGCGCTTTGGCTTTCAGCGGTTCAATACCCGCCTTCATCTGCTCTTCGCGCTGGTATGCGTATTCCTTTAGCCGGTCGTCGGCGGTAGCCCAAGCTTCGTGATAATCCTTTTTCCAGCTGGCAGGCGGACGCTTCCAGACGGGTTCCTCAACCGCACCTGGTTCGGTTTGGGCAAACTTACCGGCTTCATCCCGTGGCTTTTCTGCGGTTTCTGCTTTGGCTGGCTCTGTTGCTTGTTCGGCGTCTTCAAACTGCTGCGTAAGCAGTTCGCGCCTAGCATCGGCGTTCTCAACGGGTACTATGGAATTCAGATCATCAGACATTTAATTCTCCCTGTGGGGGTTAACGGCGGGTAAATCGGACTTCTTCTCTCATTTTGTGCAGAATCTTATCGGCTTCGCGGTTGGTCATATTGGCAAGCTGCGCTCTTAGCACCTCACGCCGACTATCGGACGGAGGAGCTTTCTTCGTTTCCATCGTTTCGTTGCCGATCTCGATGCAATTGTGCTGGCGCAGATGCTCCCGGTGCTGTCTTCGCCCCATAATCATTGATCCATCCGCCATTGATTGATATGGCTGAATATCCGGCATGATGTACGTGCGGGCTTCGGGTTCGTATTTCTCGACCTCTATCGCTTCGCCGTCTTTATAAATCCATCTCTGTCTCATAGCAGTGCTAGAACCTCCTCGTCGTCCATTTCGATATGTTCGGCATAAAGTGCCTCAACCTTGGCAATGTCCCGCATCAGTTTGTCGAAATCCACCTGCTTAACCAACGGTGCGGATTCTTGCCCTCTAGCCTTCGTTTTTACATACGGTTCTACTATCTGCGCCGCGACTTCTGGTCTGCCTTCTACCACCCGCTCGTATAGGTCAATCAGATCACGCTTGCGCTTTTCCTTCTTTTCGCGCTCTTCTGCAAACTTCTTGCCCTTATAGTCTCCGTCATGCGTATCATCAATGATGATGATTGGCGGGACAACTGCAATGATCGTCCCCACGCTGCCGATAGCTTCTGTCCCAGTAAGTGCAGGACTAAATGACAGACTGACGTTTCCTGCGGTTCCCGTTGCACCTGCACCAGAAATGGCAACTGTGATGCTGTCGCCTTCTCCGTTGACTGCGCCTGTGGCTTGTACGCCGGAAATGGCAATAGTAATGCTGGGAGTGCCTGTTCCTGGCGATCCAGTTCCCGTAACACTGGTGATGGGCAAACTATCCCATAGGGCAGCGTCCCATGTTCCGGTGTCCCATGCGCCTTGTGCCATTTATCAGGCAATTCGGATCAGCGCGTTTGTTGCGTCACTGGTTGGCATGGTCAGTGTGAAAGTCCCCGCCGTAATGGTTTGGCTGCCGAACGTGTGAACGCTGATCGCCTTGTTGCTTTGGGTTGAGTTATAGACCAATACCGCGTCGAATGCGGTAGTCAGGGTGACACTCGTATAAGTGAAACTCGCGCTTGGCGTCCAGTACCCCGTCGTGCCGCTTGTAGTAGGCGCGGTGGCGTTTGTGACCGTTATGCCGCCTGCGCTATATCCAGAGCCAGAAACCTCGCCTGTCGCGCTATATGCGGTCGTTGCGGCATTGACTGTTGCGCTTGCCAGATACAAAGCGGCTTTCAGCGTGTCGGCTCCGGTTCCAGCTCTAATGACAGTGGTTCCAAGCGCATGAATTCCAGACAGAATTTCACCCTTAAAACTGGTGCACATTGCTTGGGTATTAGCCATTGAATCCTCCAACCTCAGAAATTGAAACTAACGGCTTTTTCAGGCTGACATGAGCCGACCTATGCACAAGCTCGCCATTTAGATAATACTCAACCCAAGTGGTATTTTCGTTGTCGTTATCCACAATTCCCTCGCGTTTATCCAGCAGGGATTCGTCCATATCGCCTTTTGTGGTGGTCACTATCATTGCGTCATGACCTCAACTCCAGCGGCTCGTCCATCTGGGCCACGGATGATCCGTTTAGGCGCGGCCAACATCTGCATCATCCCGCCCATTTGGTTCATCGTTTCGTCATGCCGACCCATCATGGATTCATGCATATCCGCCATCCTGCTCATCGCCAGAGATACGCGGTCGCCAAGCTCTGCCGTGATCTTCTCTGATGCGGCTTGTTGCGCCTCCATCGCGGGTATATCAAGGCCAGGATTAGCCCCGATTCGGGCAACCATGATCTTAGTTGCCGCCTCAAGCTCGGTTTTCCAGCGGTTGAATTGCTCCTCTGACTGCAACTTCTGCTGCGCCATTGCCGCTTCGTACTGCTGGCGTTGCGCCTCGGTCTGAGCTGCCGCTTGAATCTTCATCTGCTCGATCTGCGTTTCGGCCTGTATCTTCGCTTGCTGGATTTGCCCGTCAAACTGCGCCTTGGCTTGTGCGGCCTGTATATCTGCTTGCGCTCTGGCCTGATCTGCCTGTTGCTGCGCTTGCATCTTCATCATTTCGGGGTCGGGACGCGGTTGCTGCGGTTGCGCTTGCTTTTCTTTCAACTGATCCAGAGCAGCGTCCAAAGCACCTTCCATCGGTTTAGCCTGTTTGAATGCGCTAATACCAAACTTCATGACCTCAATCAACATGGGCGTGATTTCCGGCGAGGCTTGGGCTACCGGCAGGGCTTCGCGCAGGAACCCACCAAAAGCCTGGATGAACTCCATCCGATCCCGCTTCATTTGCTGTTCGTCCAATTGCACCAGCGAATCCGCAGCCACCTCGATGCGGAAGCTCCGTAGCGGGTTATCGCCCATCAATTGCAATGCTTCGGGGATCATTTGCTGGTCAACCGGCTGCATCTGTTGCGCTGCAGCATACATCAGGATCGTCTGCGGTTGAAACTTCGTACAGATGATCTGCGCCTTCAAGCGCAAGAGTTCCGTGGCGAACAGGGCAACGTCTTCCTGCATGGAGCGAAGACGAATAGAGGCGTACTGACCCTTGATTTGCTGCGCTGTCGCGGTTTCGCTTGCCATCGAACTGCCGCGAATAATGTCCGAAAGACCCGTGATTTCGTAAATCTGGTTCTTGATCTCGGTTCGGGCGCGGTAACACTGCATCAAAGCGTCTGCAAGGGTATCCAGAGGGAGCAAGTCAATGCTGCCCTTCAGCCCACCTTTTTCGCTAAAGCCCATCCACTTATCCACGGGGATCAGCGAATTGTTGTCTCCCTCAGTCAGTAGACGCTGCAACGCGGGTTGGCTTGCGTCATATACACCTCGAACGCGTAGAGCCTTTACAAGCCCATCTATGCGGTCAGAGAGTATGTCTAGCTCGACCGCTTGGTCTTGGTACAAAACAAAATCCGGCACCGGCACCAAGGTATCCGAGGTCATCGTGGAGTACAGAGGTTTGGAGCATGGGAAGAACTGGTCTAGCTCTAGCGGATCGTCCCGCTCGTCAATAATCTCCGGCATATTCTTCGAAAACCAGTAAACCTTGCCTGACTCTTTGTCCCACAACTCGCATATCTTGGCGCGAGTGTGCTCTTTCGTAGATTGACCGTATGTTTTAAGCGTATCAGGGCCAGCGTCAAACGGGATTTTATTGCCCATTTCATCGCCAAACCGCTCCACAAGGGCTTCGCGGGTCATGTATACCCAACGCCATACGCAAGTCACTTCCTCCCACGTTCTAGCTACGGAATGGCCGAAATCTTTCCAGTGGACGTAATCCACCGGGGCGCATTCGTACTCTATCTCTTCCTGGGGTTCGACTTCGCCAGCGGTCAGATCGGTCTCATCTTCCGGCTCGTCTACGTCCTCGGTGATCTGCGTACCATCTTCCGGAACGTCCTGCGTCTTCACGTGCGGCTCGTAGCGTACCCAAGCAGACCCCCGCCCACCAAGGAAACGATCCTCAACGCAATGCTTCATCGTTGATCGGAAGTCTGGGTAATGCTCAACCTCAAAGTCCAGAGCGCGTTCAATAAGCTGCGAAGCTACTCTCCCGACAGGATCGTTATCACCAAACCGGCGTGAAACATCGGCTTTCGGCAGACGGGCGTAAACAGCAGGGGTCAACGTCTGGACGTTTGACCAAAGGATATTGAATTTGGCGGTTTCGTTCGTCGATTGGCTGCGGTTATCGTCCCGATAACGCTTGATGATCTTCTGGGTACGGGCTTCCCACTTCTTAAAATCGCCGTCATAGGTGGCGATCATGTTCAGCCACTTATCCACGCCTTTATATGTTTCCATTTATTTAAACCCAATCATTATTTATTGCCCAAGAGCTTTTCTGATCGCCGTTAATTGTTCCTCAAGCGATTGTCCAACTCTTAAATCAACATCTGGCTGAACGTAACCAAGTGGTAAATTGTGCTCAGAAATTCTTATTTTTGTTCCACTTGGTTCGTGCGTTATATAGTTGGATTCGCTGCGCCCTGATTTTGCAGTTGAAAACGTGTCCCCATATTCTGCTGTCAGTTTCCCAATTAAAGAATTATCAA